TGAAGAAGGTAGGCGAAATTTGGAGGGAGAAGAAGGAGGAGATGAAGACTGAGTAAAAATTTCACCAAAAAAATAAAAAAAAGTATGAGAGTTGTATACTTTTTTTATTTTTATATATTTATTTTATCAATAGTAAAAACTATATCATCATATCTATTTTTATTTTTTCTTAGATCATAAGTTTTAATAAATGGTTTTAGTTGTTCAGGTGTATTTTGTCTTAGATCTTCTAACCATTCTATTTTTTGAACATCTTCAATAATCAATATACCATTATCATTTAATAAAGGAGAATATAATTTTATAAAATTAATTTGACTTTGCAATGTATGCGGTCCATCATCTAACAAAAAATCAAATTTAACTTTTAATTTTTTGATAAAATTTTTGTCATATGCATCTGTTTCGCAATATAATTGAATTGATTTATCATTTATTAATTCATCTAATACTCTAGTTTTTGATAAAATATCAACTCCATATATAGTTGCATTAGTAAAAAATGATTTCCATAGTAGTAAACTACCCCCATTTTTAGATCCAAAATCACCTATACCTATTTCTAATATATTTTTTGCAGTATCTTTAATTGGAGATAAAAGTTTTTGATATAAATCTAGATAACTATGTGTGGTTCCTTTATCTGTATATTTATTATTGCATAAAGTCATTTATTATTAATATGATTAATAAAAATATAATAAATTTACGCAATAATAAATATATAAATAATACTTTTACAAATTAAATAATACTTATAATTCAATTCTATTTCCTTTAATAAAAACTACTTCTTCTAATGTCCATAAACTATTTATATGTTCCTTAAACATTATATCTCCTAAAAATCTAATTTTATATTCTGATAATTTTTTATTTTTAAATGTAAAATCTACATCTTTATAATATGAAAATAAAGAACCTATGTTCCAATTATTTTCAATTATTTTTCTTGACATTAAGATTTCTTTTTGCATTATCGCTTCATGTTTAGTTTTAGCATAATTTTTTAAACTAAATATTTCGCATTTCATTAAATATCTTAGTGTTGTTTGATTCATTGCAAAAATATAAGATTGAACGTGTGCTAATCTTAATGGATTATTACAAGTATTTATTGTACTTCCAAATAATTTTACATTATCTTTTAATCCATCCAAATATATATCAGTCCATTTTTTATTAGAATTATGAAAAGGTCCTAAAACAGAATTATTTACAAAAATAAAATTTTCATAATTTGTGTATAAATCATCTTTTAATAAAGCTTCACTCCATCCACCAAAATCATAACCTATATTATCTCTAGTAAGTTTTTTAGCATAAGAAGGTATATCAAAAATAACATTTTTATTGTTTGATATTACAATAAAATCTACATTTTCATCTTGAAAAATACAATTATTAATAAAATGTGTTACCCTATCATTATAATCATAAAAAACATATAACACTAAAGTTTTAGACATATAAATATATAATTAATATAATTTTTTATATAAATTTGTACAAAAAAATGACGATTCTAAAAAAAACTGACAGATTTTATCTAAAATTATAACCACCAACAAGCAAGAAAGAGACACTAGCAACAACAGCAACAACAGCAACCACCTACAACCACTTACAACACAAGATGACTACTACTCAGCAGATTGTCAACCAGTTTACTCAGGTTATTGACACCGAGAAGGAGTACACGCGCTCTGAGTTGGGTAAGATTCTTACCCAGGTTTATCGCGACATGACTACTCAGAAGAAGGAGTCAAAGACCGATGAGCCTAAGAAAAAGAGGGCTAAGAAAAGCAAGGATTCTGATGAGGAGCCTAAGAAGAAGCGTGAGCCGACGGCTTACAACCTCTTTGTCAAGGAGCACATGCCCCTTGTAAAGGAGGAGTTCCCTGAACTTTCTCGTCAGGACTTGATGAAGAAAGTTGGAGAAATTTGGAGGGAGAAGAAGGAGGAGATGAAGACTGAGTAAAAATTTCAACAAAAAAATAAAAAAAAGTATGAGAGTTGTATACTTTTTTTATTTTAATTATAAAAAAATGATTTATTATTAATTAAGATATTAATATCTTAAAATATGTTTGACGAACTTTCAACAGATAATTTCTTCTATTTAGGCGGTATTGATGATGAAATTCAAGAAGAATATAATAATGAACTTGAAAATATAGAAGAAATAGAAGGAACTGAAGAAACAGAAGAAGAGTATTATGATGAACTATTAGATTATTATGATAGCTATTATGATGATTATAATGATTATTAAAAAGAAAAAAATCCACATAGCCGCTACTAAGGTAATACATATTATCAGCGATTCCTCTTAATCTCAAGAAACTATTGTTTCCGTCAGTGATTTCGATTCTTGACAGATTGTCTTCTGAGTAATATGCACTATTGTTCCTTTTTGCTTCAAATGTATAGTAGTCGATACTTTGTCTTGCACTGATGTGTTTTCATCAGAGTTCTTTTAATTAAATCTTAAATACGGTATCAAGTCTATCTATACATGAATACTATATGAAGGTTTTTCTATTACAATAATAATTATAAAATAATAAATCATTTTTTTTAATTATTTAAAATTAAATGTACATTTTAATATATAATGATATGGGATACGTTACCAGAATGTTTATTAGATAAAATTTATAAAAAAATTGTTTATAAGCAACCAAAAAGTTTATTGGATGATATAAAAAGTTATGTTTTTGTTATGGATGTTATAAAATCTAAAATTATTCCAATTGATAATATATTGACATATATGATTTTTTATTATGAAAAAAATTTAAATTATCAAGAAAAAAATAATAAATATTATATGTTAAAATTCAATAATGCAGGATTAGATTATATAAAATTTAAATTAATAAAAATGAAATCATCAGATAGATATAGTATAGTCAAAAACTGTTTTTATATAGAATAATTTATATATATTAATTAGATATGAAGAAAAAAACAATAAAATATTTAAATTATTTTTTATTGTTTTTATTAACAATTATATTAATTTATTTAATTTATTTAAAATTTATTAAAAAAGATATGCGAGAAAAATTTACACCTGATAAAGATGCTGATATATTATTTTACACATATGGTACAGATTATGATGATATAAAAACCTTAATAAAATCTTGCAAAGAAAATAATGTTAATATAAATGTTGATGGAATAGGGTCTAAATGGCATGGAAATAAAGATAAACCTACAAATTTTATAAAATTTTTAAATGAATGTAGAGATGACCAAATAGTAATGTTTGTCGATGCAAATGATGTAATATTCTATGATAATCCAGAGAATATAAAGAAAAAATTTTTAGAATTTAATAAAAATATTGTAGTATCTGCAGAAACAGGTTGTGGCCCAGACGAAGAAATAAGTGAATATTATCCCGAAGAAACAAAAAATGAAATATTTAGATATGTGAATTCAGGTGGTTATATGGGATATGCAAAAGATTTAAAGGAAATGTTAAATACTTATAATCCAGGAAAAAATTGTATAAAATATAATCAAAAAGATGATACTATTCCAGGCGGATTTATAAGTGACCAAAGATGTATGCATAAATATTATTTAGAAAATTTAGATAAAATAGCACTAGACCATAAACAAAAAATTTGGAGTTGTACTATTGGTCGAAACAGAGATGATTATGATATTCAACAATATAATAAACTGTATAATAAAGTAACAAGCGAACATTCAAGTATACTACATACTAATGGCAAGTTTCCTTGGCATAAAAGTTTATATATAGAATAAATTAGACTATTATACTATTTATAAATTTAATATTTTAATTATATAGAATAATATTCATATATTAATGAAAAAAAAAAAAAAAAATATTAATTATATAATATTTTGTTTAATTTTCATATTAATAATTTTTATTATTTACAAACTATTTAATAAAAAGATAGAAAATTTTAAAATAGAAGATCATAAAGATATTATAATATATACTTATGGTAATGAATATAAAAAATTTAAAACTTTAGAAGAAAGTTGTGATAAAAATAAAGTTAACATATATATTGATGGAATAGGTCATAAATGGATTGATTATTCTAACAAATTAAAAAATTTTCATAAATTTTTAGAAAATATTGATGATAATAAAATTGTAATGTTTGTAGATGGATTTGATATAATAATATTTGATAATGCTGAAAATATGAAAAATAAATTTTTAGAATTTAATAAAACTTTAGTATTTTCTGCAGAAACTTATTGCTGGCCTGATAGCGAAGTAAATAACTATTATCCTGAAAAAACAAAAAATGAAAGATTTAGATACGTTAATTCAGGTACTTATATGGGATATGCTAAAGATTTAAAAGAAATGCTTAATACTTTTAGAGAAAAGAATTATAATTGTGATACATATCCTGATAAAACAAATGATAAATGTGATGATCAAAGATGTTTAACATATTATTATCTAAATAATATTGATAAAATAGCATTAGACCATAAACAAAAGATATGGTGTGTATGTGCTGGAACAAATCGTGACGATTTTGACTTAGATATAAATACATATAATAATTTATATAATAAAATAACAAATGAGAAATCAAGTATTTTACATACAAATGGGTGGAATAAATGGTATAAAGACTTATACATCGATTAAATATACTATATCATTATTATAGAAATATATGAAAAAAAAATCAATAATTATATTTAACATAATATTAATTATTTTAATAATAATAACAATATTGTATTCAATATATATAAAAATAAAAAATAGATATATAAAAGAATTATTTACTGATGAAAAATCATTTATAAATTTTATGAAATCACAAAGATTAGGTTATAATGAAAATAGAATTAATACAAATAAAGATTATATTAATTATAGTACATTAGTAGATAAATTATTAGTTAAAGATAAAGTATCAAATATACCAGATTTGCATGTAGCAAAAGTTTTAGGAATATATAAAAATACAAGTGAAATAGATATAGATAAATTGCCCGACAAATTTGTAATTAAAGTAAATCATTGGTCGGGTGATACTTTAGTTGTAAATAAAAAAGAAATAACAAATATAGAAGAATTTAAAAAAAAAATATCAAAACGATTTGATGATAAATTAAATAAAGTTTATACAAATTCGCATGAATATCTTTATAGATTTATAAAACCGCAATTATTTATTGAAGAGTTTTTAAATATTGATCATTTAGAATATAAATTGCATGTAATTCATGGAAAAGTTATTTGGATATATATTAAAAATTTTCATACAAATAAAACAAATATTTATACAAAAGATTGGAAAAAACTAAATATTGATGCAAATTATGATAAAGAAAGATATCACTTTGAAAAACCAGAAATGTTAGATAAATTAGTAAATACAGCAGAATTATTAGCAAATAAATTTACAATAGATTATGCTAGAATAGATTTTTATAAAGTAAATGATAAGATATATTTCGGAGAATTTACAATGACACCGATTGCTCTTAGTTTTAAAATTACACCAAGTAGTTTTGACGAATTATTAATGGAATTTTATAAAACAAAAAATATAGATTATAATAAAATAAATTTATATGTTAAGAATGAAAAATAATTTATTGTATATAATAAATATAATTTTGATTTTTTTAATAATAATAACAATACT